ATGAAATAACGAGTGCCGGGGTACATTAAAGCGGAACCAAATATTAAAGCGGCACCGAGATAAGATTTACCGCCACCTTTCGCTCCGCCGTAAACAATATCTGTAACAGCTGGGTCAATCCACGCTTTTGCGGCTTCTTTTTGTTTGTCGGAAGAGGTTTTAAAAGGTAACTGTATGCCTTGTTGCTTTGCCACTATATTACTACTTCGTTGAATTTATCCCATGTTGTAACCTGCATAAGCGATCTACCAAACTCTAAATATTCTTTGTATGTATAATTGGTTTGCGGCAATACAGTACCATCACGTAATTTCCATACAATCATGCAGCCATTATCAAAATCCATTGTTGCAAAATTCAAACCATTGTAAGTATTCATATTCATAGCAAAGGAAAAAACATCACCCCACCATTGTTTTTGAATACGTGGCACTAATGTACCTGCTTCGTTTTCGGGCAGTACGTCGTGAATAACGATAAAGCCATTGTCGGATAACCTACTTAATGCGTTTTCAAAATCCTTTTTTACTTGCTCTTTAGTATGTAAGCCATCAATAAAATAAATGTCGTGATTTATAAATTCAGGAATGTGGCTAAAATACTGGTCAGATGTTAAAGTAAAAACACCTTCTGCTTTAGCGTTAGGGTCAGGATCAACGCCTGTTTTATTTTTGCACCGAATATGGTTAAAATTAGCATCAGGATTATTAATGCCTATTTCGCAATAGTCGGTAAGGTTATGTTTTTCAATTAAAGCGTTTATCAGCTGCGTGTGGTTGGTTATCATTGCAAATGTTTATGTTTAAAATACTTCAATTCTTTTGATTGGCTATAATCCCAATTTATCGTACAAAACTCTTTACCAATACTTACCCTACCAAAAGCCACCTGGTCACGAACGCTATACCGCTGCAACTCTACTAACCATTCGTTGCATAGTTCAATACAACCCGGTGTATTTTCTCTCATAAGTAAACCGCTGGTAATAATATTATTGCCGTGGTGTGGTATTCCTGCAGCTTTGTACGCTTCTTTTTGTGCAATCAATTGCCGGGCATCACCTCTGCCGTTTGCAATACAACTATCAATCTCATGGTAAACACAATGCCGCAACGGGTGCCGTGGTGCTGTAAACGGTGTCTTAAAATAGTTATCCCACAGTTTATTCAAATCCATATTTATTTGAAAGCTGGCATCTAACCAAATGGAGTATTGCCACTGCTGAAACGCTGTTATCTTTAATTCCCTTGCGTAACGCTGTGGGTCGTTACCCGGAACAATAACTTTCCTTATCTCCCAAACATTACTGGTTAACGGTTGATCTGTAAAACACACATACCGCCAGCCTTCACTGATAACGGTCGGCTCTTTTAAGTCGTCGTAAATTGAACCGAGAATGGCGGTGTAGATGGTTTTCATTTGATTAGCGGACCCCAGGTTGTTTTGGGTAATTAATGTTAACATTTGGCATAATTACTCTATCATTACCACACTTACTACTTGCATCAATAACGGTAGCGTATTGTGATAACCAATATTCAATCATTTCCGACATCATACTTTCAAAAGTATATTCCGGTTGCCAGCCTAATGCTCTTATTCGTGACGCATCACCTTTAAGGTAATCTAATTCTTGCGGCCTTGTGTGTTTTGCATCAAACTTTAATTTATCTTTTGATATTTGTAATTTATCAAAAACAAAATCAACAATATCCCCAACGCTTTTTGTAACACCGGTTGCGATAACGTAGTAATCCGGTTTATCCTGTTGTAATATCATGTGCATAGCTTTTACATAGTCACTACTATGCCCTATGTCACGATAGCTATGTAGATTGCCTAATTCTAAATACTCATCCAACCCTAATTTTATTCTAACAGCTGTCTTACAAATTTTTTGTTCTACAAAAACCTCCCCTCTCTTTGGTGAAGAATGATTAAAACAAATGTTTGATGAACAAAATAAGCCGTATGATTTTTGGTAAAGATTAACCATATTAAAACCAAATAACTTTGCAGCACCATAAGGGGATACTGGTTTAAACTTTGTGCCTTCTCTTTGGTATCCATCGCCGTCAACGTTATTCCCAAACATCTCAGAAGATGCGGCGAAATAAAGTTTTGCTGTAGGCTGATTATGACGGTATGATTCCAATACGTTCATTGTACCAATAGCATTAATCATTACGGTACTTTCTGTTATCTCAAAAGATAACCGGACGTTCGATTGTGCCGCCAAGTGGTATATTTCATCAGGTTTTGATATTTTTATAGCATTGTCGATACTTGTTCTATCAAGCAAATCAGCATACATCGTTTCAATATTTAAACCCTGTATTCTGCTATCCTGTGTACCACTTACGCTATGCCTGCGTATTGTACCAAAAACTTTATATCCTAATGATAAAAGGTATTTCGATAAGTAATAACCATCCTGAGAAGATGCCCCAATAATTAATGCTGTTTTTTGTTTCATTTATTAAACACTTTAAATTTACTAATATCCGGCCAATCTTCCATAACCCATTGCCTCGGTGGTGTATCAATAGCCGCCTGCAATTTATTTAAACCCAATGCAGCCGTTTCAGGTACCATGTAATAATGGTAACCGATTGTATCAACATCCTGCTCCCTCCACGGAATACCCGGCAATCTGCCATCATAACTCATACGCTTTAACCGCTCTGCCGATTCTTTATCCGGGCAAAGTATCATCCCGCCACGCCCTAAAGATAAATGCTTTTGATACTGAAATGATAAGCACATAAAACTACCTGGTATGTAACTATTCCGCCTCCACAATACTGCTGCATCATATATTTCACCATTAACCCGGTAATAATCCTGCCATTGGTCGTCTGTCCATTGCAGATGAATACCTAATTTATCAGCCAGCATAGGTATTGATAGGTATGTTCGCCGTGGAACGTTTATATATCTTGCTTCAGTCATGCGGAGGCAAAGTTCAATGCCGTGGGTGCAACTGTCGGTAGCAACGGCAAATGGAGCGTTGAAGAATAAAGCTATTGATTGCTCAAGATGTTGAACTGGGTCTGTTTTCTTGATGGTGTCCATTAATCTCAATTTTTGGTTCTGTAGAATTTAATGCTTTACAAATCTCGTCTGCTTCCCCTTTAAAAAAACATTCACATACAGCGTAAGGTTCAGAAATACCGCCGTCATCATACTTAAATGTTTTTCTGTGTGTGTCAATAATACTAAATTCAAAACAACAATGCCCACTCTTACTGCCATCTACAACTATAAACCTTCCTGCCATCTCAATTAAATTTAGTATGATTAAAATAAACTACTTCCTCACTAACTATATCCTCAATATCAAATCCCACTGTTTTAGTACCCATCATTGTTACCGATAGCGGTTCACCTTTAGCCCTTGTTCCGGTGTACCATGTTGCATTAACAATATGCTCAGGTGCCAGCCTTACAGATGGGCAACTATTAAGCACTACTAAGTTAATCAATAATTGCCACGCCGCATGATGTTTAAAGTTATTTAAGAATGGGTACAGTTCACGGCATCCACGATAAATATTTTCCCACTGGTCGAATGAGGCAATAATAAACCCGCTGCAAAACTCAACAACTTTCTCATGTATCAAATATTCTTTTACCAACTGTCTGCGTTTTTTATGCGTCACCCCTAAATTACAAATTACATCCCATAGTTTGGTTTGTGGCCAGCTTGAGGCGGTAACGGTAACAGCCCGGGAACTATTCACGGTAATATCCCATTTGCGCTGCAATACCATATCACTATCAATAAACAATATCATCTCGTCGGGGTCGGTATCGGGTATGTATTTTACAAACTCCCCGTGCTGCAAGGTAGCAAAGCCCTCTCTATTTTCAGGCTTCCATTCACACTCCGGCATTTGCGTTTCTATACACTCCCAACCTTTAATGGTAGTACTGAAGCCAATGGTAAAGCAGATACGTTTACCGGGCCAATGTTCGTTGCAGGATTCAAAGAATGGTTTGCTGCGTTCGAGATACGAGGCGGTTATTGAGGTTGCGATGGTCATTGTATAGGTTTTATTTTTGGGTCTGCGTTTGGTGCCGGGGTAATACCAACACTCCATAATCTTATTTCATCGAATGTAATACCGCTATGTGCGTTTTTATGACTTTTTATTACATCAAATCCAATAGCCGGGTAAAGCCCCGTTGGATCTTCGTTAAACATACCAGTGGCAACACAGCTATTGCCTACTCTTTTTAATTCAGTAACGATTCCAATCGGTTTACTGTAATCAAAATGGTCTAATATTTTCAGTCCTTTTTCGGGCATCTTAATGGCAGTAGGTAAAATAATATCTCCGTCGTTATCTACGCAGCCAGTTGTTATTTCAAACGTTTTCTTTACCATGTCAATATATAATTTGTTTCACGTTCTGTAATAATATCCGGTTG